AATACAAAAACATGAAAGGGCAGATTACATTTGTAGATAAATCTTATGCTGTATTCAATCCATTTAACAGCAGAGCTTTGCTTGTTGTCTATAAAGAAAACTGGGATGATGTGACAGTTCTTTAAGTGGCACAAACCCCTTGACTTTTTACTCCAAATCTGCTATTATTACAAAGTAATCAATCAAAAACAAATGTCTGTTTCTGTTATTCTCAATGTTGACTCCTCTGCTATCTCTGAGGTTTCTTTTGATTATGATGACAATCAAGTTGGTGTGACCTATCATAGCAATCCTGAAAAATCTTATGTGTTTGCTTGTGACAATCTTCAAGGTGTAGAAGATGACATTCGTACTGCTGAAAGTGTTGGTAAACTGATTGCACAACTTAAGAATAATAAAGTCCTGGTTCCTATTCAGATGTAATAAATATGGGGAGAAATCTCCATAATAATTGGAAGGTTGACCGAGTGGTTTATGGTGATAGTCTTGAAAACTATTGAGGTTAGTAGCCTCCCAGGGTTCGAATCCCTGACCTTCCTTTGGTAGTCGCTATGCACATAGCATAGAAAGACGCCAAACCTTTGGGAGATTAACTCAGTGGTAGAGTGCCTGCTTTACACGCAGTATGTCACTGGTTCGAATCCAGTATCTCCCACCACGGAACTTAGTTCAGTTTGGTAGAATGCTCGCTTTGGGAGCGAGAGGTCACAGGTTCAAATCCTGTAGTTCCGATTGGAGAATAAATATCTCCATCAATTACATGATTATTATGTCACTGATCTCACAAACAGATCGCCAAATGGTGATTGAAGCACTTGAATTTTATATTCAAGACATGCAAAAGAATAATTGTAATGAAGCAGCAATTTATGCTTACAATACTCTTCTTAAATGGATAGAACTGGAGTATTTCAAGAATGATAATCAATCTTTGGTATAATGAAGAAATGAAACTGTGGAGGTGGACTCTAACAAATTCATCTCTTGAAATGCACGCAGGTAGTCAACAACATTTGCGTGATGCTATGAATGACATAGCAAACACAGTTGAATATATTATTAAAGAAGAATAGTATTGGGATATAGCTCAATGGCAGAGCAGGGAGCTGTTAACTCTCTGGTTGCAAGTTCGAGTCTTGCTATCCCAGTTGGGGAATTAGTTTAGTGGTAAAATGAGTGCTTTGCAAGCATTAGTCACCAGTTCGACTCTGGTATTCTCCATTGACATTATTATTATGACATTACTTCCTTACGTTGGTTCTGTAGTCAATCTTGGCAATTCTTTTTCTCAAGCAACAAGACCCAAACGTGTGGGACAATTAAGTGAATTAATTAAAGATTTTCGTGATTCTAATTATGACCACAGTATAAAAGGTTGGGAAAAGTTTTATGATGATAAAATTGGCAAAAATAAAATAACAGAAGCATCTGAAAAAGTTTGGGAATATGTTCTTCGTATTAAGGAAAATTTAAATAGTTTAAACAAGCAAGATGTAGAGGAATGGGTTAAAGATTTAATTATAGACAAAACATTTTCTGGACTTCAACTTCAACTTGACATTTTAGAAATGATATCTGATAATAGTGATTATCGTCTTGCAAATTCTGAAGAAGAAGCAAAAGGTATTGATGGTTTTGTTGATGGAGAACCAGTATCAATTAAACCACATACATACAAAAAAACAATTCAATCTGGAAAAGAGTCAATTCCATATAGAATAGTTTATTATAAACAAACTAAGAAAGGTTTGATAATTTCATGAATAAAATTATATGCTCTGATGCTCTCACTGCCCTTAAACAAATTAAAAGTGAAAGTGTTGATCTTGTGCTGACATCACCACCATATAATTTTGATATGGATTATGATGAACATAATGACAAATCTAATAATGTAGATTATCTTAGTACACTTGTTAATATTTTTGAAGAATGTATTCGCACCATGAAATCTGGTGGAAGAATGATTATTAATATTCAACCTAATTACAAAGAGTATTATCCTACTCATCATTCTATTACTACAGCAATGATAGAAAGAGGATTGATATGGCGTGGTGAGGTTATTTGGTTAAAAAATAATCTTAAAAAACTTACAGCATGGGGTAGTTGGAAATCTCCATCTTGCCCCTATTTAAGTTATCCTTTTGAATTTATTGAAATTTTTAGTAAAGATACTTTGAAGCATACTGGAAATAAAGAAAATATAGATATTTCTAAGGATGAATTTATTGAATATGTTAATGGACATTGGACCATAGCACCAGAAACAAAGATGAAACAGTATAATCATCCTGCAATGTTTCCTGAAGAATTGGCAAAACGATGTATTAAATTATTTTCATACAAAAATGATTTAATTTTAGATCCTTTTAATGGTGCTGGCACAACCACATTAGTAGCACATCAACTTGAAAGAAGGTACATTGGAATTGATATTAGTCAAGAGTATTGTAAAGTTGCAGAACAAAGAATTGAAAAACATTATCCATTGAAAAAATTATTTGAAGACACTTGACAAACTGGCACAGTATTCCCCACAAACAGAGGAATCTGTGCTATGATTACAAAGTAATCAATAAAACACATGGCAACACGTTCTCGCATTGGACTGGAACTTTCTAATGGTTCTGTTCTTTCTGTTTATCATCATTGGGATTCATATCCTGAGTGGTTGGGTCGTATGTTGAAGACGCACTACAATAGCAAATCACTTGCTTCTGAACTGATTGATGGTGGTGACATGAGTTGTTGCTGGACTGATGATCGTTGGGATGATAGTGGAGTGAAAGGTGTTTATGGTCCACAATACTATTCTCAACGTGGTGATGATTGTCCTCCTCGTCTTGATGCTGATCTGAATGAGTATCTGTCAGATGGTGAAGAGTATTGGTATCTTTTCACTAATGGAGAATGGGTGTGCTATACTGAAGATCATCGCATTCTTTATGGTATAAAAGAAGTTGAAATCCCCTCTGGAGCACTTGCTGTATGATGCAAACTAAAGTTAAAAGAAAAATGGTAAATGTAGAACCAATTTCAAGTAAAGCAAAGAATAGATTTGCAAACATGATGGATAAACTTCATGGTTGTCATGTAGAGCAGGAAACTGATACTAAACTGTTTCTTGCATCAATTAACAAGAAATACTTTTTCTGGGTTGAGAAAGTAAATGATCCACATTGGAGAATTGTAAAATGACTGAAGATTTTGTTAGATTGAATCTTGATGAGTTAGATGCACTTAAGAGTGCTCTCCAGTTGTTGTCAAAGAAAGAGCAGAAATTGATGGAGAGTAGTGGTAAAGTAAGTTTGAGTGGTTTGTATAATAAACTACAAAGCACAGTAGAACAGATTGAGAGGACAGTTTGAGAAGTGGCACAGTGTTTCCCCACTGTGCCCTTTTTTGTGCTATCATACTTGTATGAATAAAACACAGATGAACTTCGCAACTTCCAATCTTTCCAAGATTAAACCTAAACTGCGCACCCAAGGTAATGTAACTGGTAACTTTGGTCGTCCTAAAGCAAAAGCAGGTTCTCCTATTTCTGGTCTTGGTGTTACTAAAGCAAAGGTTGTGAATGTTACCACTCAAGATGAGTATTTGAAGAAAATGTACTATGTGCTGGATAATGCTGCTGATAAGCAAATCCAGCAGTTTGCTTACACTGAAATTCGCAAGATTCTAGTGCAGCGTGGACAGTGGTGAAACTGTCCACTACCTCTTGACTTTTCCCTCTGATTCTGCTATCCTTACAAGGTAATCAAAAAACAAATGCCTAATACTTACAATTTTACAGGTGATGCTGTTACCTTCCTTGGTTTGGTTGGTGTTGCTAGCACTGCTATTATTCTTGTCACTGTCTTTCGTCGTTATTTCAATAGTCCTTACATCAAATGAACTACAAGTCTATTCAAGAGTACGAAAAGGATCTCAAAGATGTCAAGAAAAAGTATGATAAACTAACCAAGCAAATTCGTAGGTGTAAGTCAGATTATCAATATGAAATGCTGTGTGAGGATCTAGAAGATTGCAGGCAGGATATGATTGAACTGCAAATCCTTATCACAGAACTACGCAATAAGAAGAAACTTGCTGAACTTGAAGTTAACTAATGAGATTTAGAAACATAGAGTTCAGGTGGAGTAAATGCAATAACAAGTATGAACTTGTTAAATGGTATACTCATCAATCTGGTGATAGTTGTTATGTTGTTGCTTTCTTTAATAAAACCACAGAAGGTTATGACATGGAAACTGTTGGAGATAGATTCTTTGAGGATAAAGATGCCTGGGTTGTTGGAAAGTATGGTCTAAACTTTCTTAATGCAATCTTTGACATTGAACAACAAGAAGAGGACACTTGATGAACTGGCACACAACCACTTGATTTTCCTGTGATTGTGTGCTATCATACATGTATGAACAAAATTGAAATGCAACTGCATCACATTAACAAAGAACCAATGCAAGAATGGTTTGAGTATAGTTGTATGTTGTGGGCAAATTACTATAATTTTTTGTTAGATCTTTCCTTTAACACTGAAGCAGATAAAGCGTGGTATAGGGAACAAATCAACATGAACAAGATTTATGATGTTTAATAGTATGTGGAAGGGAATCTTTCTCTGTGTGATTCTACTTGTTGGTGATCCATTCATTACACTTAAAGCAGAAACAATGAATGTGACACCTGATAAACTGGCACACAATACTCCCTAAACAGGATTTTATGTGCTATGATGATAACATCAACAGTTGAAGGACAATGATTGACACTTGTAGATTGCATGATGATTTAGAAGATTTTGCATCCTATTTGGGTGTTGATTATGATGACTATTATCAACTCATTTACAATCTTCCTGATGAAGATGTAGAGGTTGAAGTAGAACTTACTGCTTGATTTATGGGAATGTGTTTGCCCTAAAGTCACACATTTTGTTAACCTTACCTTTTTTTGTTATGTCTACTGAACTGATGATTAGTGCTCTGCGTCGTGGTCAAACTGGCAGTGAAATCCTTGCCATTCTTGATGCTATCACTGGTGATGAAAGTGCTCAACCTGCTCAAGATGTGAGTGCTCAACCTACCCTGGAATCTATTGAGTTCTGATGATAAATAGGGGAGTTATTTCTCCCCTTTTTTTATATTATTTGAGAACAATGACTCCCAACTGGATACACAATTCAGGCAAGAAAAAGAACCCCAAAGGTGTATCCAAGGGGTGTATTAAAGCACGCAAACAAGTGTTACAACATCTGAAAGAAAAATATAAAGTAGTAAAATGATTCATCAACATTCTCTACAAACAGCAGCAGCATTTGAGCGACTAGATGATGCTCTGCGTGGTAAAACAGAGGATGGATTGAATGAATTGATTGAAGATTTAGAGTATTTGTTATACAAGGCAAAAGAAATACAAGGAATTAGTGCATCATTTAGTGATGGTTCTGACTATAATTCAATAACATACTGTGAGATACCAAATAGGTTTTAGTGTGACAGTTGACAAACTGGCACAAGACCCCTTGATTTTTGCTGGATTCTATGCTATCATACATTCATGATGAAAAATACAACTTTGACCACTGAACAAGTTCTTGACAAGATTGAGCAGTTCTGTGATGTTCTGCGCACCAACTTTCAATCTTATTGTATTGATCGCCACAGAGAATACATTACTAAAGGTGAGAATGTTGACTATCACAAGGAACAAATTGATAAACTTTGCATGGGTGAAGGTGTTGATGAATACACCTATGTGAAGGGTAAAAAGTATGCCAAGATCATTCATGTTTCTCATGGTCAGCGTAGTGCTCATGCCTTTGTAGATCTTAACACTGGAGATGTGTATAAATCTGCATCATGGAAAGCACCTGCTAAAGGTGTAAGGTATAATCTGATGGATGAAAAGTCCTGTGAACAAATGTACAAACGTGCTGATTGGGCAGGAGGTTATCTTTACAAATGAAATCAACACTATTCTGTATCATTTGCCTGTGTATTGCGTTTATTGTGAGTAACAATGCAGATAAACAGATGCAACAAGATACACCTAAAATTGTCCAACAAAGTTATACAATGTGACACTTGATGAACTGGCACACACATGCTTGACTTTTTAGTGAATCTATGGTATCATACATGTATGAAAGATAAGTTTATGACTGATTCCACTCTTGATCTCTTTTGTCAACACGCAGATGCACAAATGGCAGAAGAGTATGCAATGGAACTTGAAGCAAAAGCAGCAGAATTGGAAATTACTGTTGACTATTACATTGCTGAGTTCCTTTGATTATTAAAAACAACACAAAAATGCAAACCAAAACTAAGTTCAATCACCTCAATCTTCCTGCACTTGCAGACATCCCCACTGAAACTGTGGATGGTTCTCGTCGTTATGTGGTTAATGGCAAACTGTTGCCTTCTGTGACCACTGTTACATCCTATCAGAACAGGCAATCTATTGCTGAATGGCGTGAACGTGTAGGTGAAGAAACTGCCAATAAAATTAGTCAATTTGCCTCAACTAATGGCACTAAGTTCCACAAACTTGTGGAAGATTATGTCAACAATCAAGAGGTAGAGTATGATACTGAAAAGTATGAAGTTGCACTGAAATTGTTCAATCAATTTCAACCACTTCTTGATGATGTGGATAACATTCACTATCAGGAATCTGCACTGTATTCTGAACAACTTGGCATTGCAGGTCGTGTAGACTGTATTGCAGAATACAATGGCAAACTGTCTATTATTGACTTCAAGAGTTCTTCTAAACCAAAGCATGAAAGTCAAATCCAAAACTATTTTGTTCAGGAAACAGGTTATGCTATGATGTATGAAGAAATGTCTGGTCACAAAGTAGAACAAATTGTGACTCTCATTTCTTGTCATTCAGGTGAGACACAAGTTTTTGTCAAGAATCCTGCTGACTATGTTGATACTCTCAAGCAATACATTCAGGAGTATGTGAACAAATGATGCGTTGGAAATGCACAATTAAGACGCCTTCCAATTATCTACAAACTATGTTTGTAGAAGCATACACGCATAGTGATGCAGTTGCATTTGCAGAGTCACAAACTGGTGGCAAATGTATCATGGCAACTGTAGACAACTCTACAACAGATGATGACGAAGAAGAGTATTCTGGTTCATCATCAGGAATTGATGGTGGGTTTGTGTTACTTGCACTTGCTGCATTTATTCTAATTGCTGCATGGAAGTATGTGCTGGTATTTGCTATTATTGGTCTTGGTATTTGGTTCCTTCTAAATACACTCAAGGACTAACTTTTTTGCTAGTGTAGCTCAGTTGGATAGAGCAGGGTTTTTGTAAAGCTCAGGTCGCAAGTTCAAGTCTTGTCACTAGCTTATACCACAAATGTGTGGCATTTCAGTTATACTATGTGACACTCCGCAAAGTGGCACACGACCCCTTGCGGAATCCTGAAAAGTGTGCTATCATACATGTATGAAAAATCAAATTGCATCTGAAATCTTCCATTACACTGTTTCTAAGTGGGATTGGCAAGATGGTAACGTTAATCAAATGTGGATTGAAGAAGTTAGTAACTATGATGACACTTTCAAGTATGTTGCTGTTGCTCACAATCCCAGAAACAACACTAGCATGGTGATGAGCAATCCTC